AAACCGTTTGAAGATGCTACTCAAAGACACAGTGACATATGCTGACGGATTGACTCCAGGCCAATTGACGCAAATAGTTGCACATATACCACAGGCTGAAAATGACCACATTTTTTGTAGTGACTTGCAAAAACAAGATATGATGACAACACACACTGAACTTGATGCTGAGTTCCTCATGTACGAGTGGTTAGGCGTTGACCCTTCCCTGAATAGAGTGTACAGAGAAAGCCATAACAATTGGCGGTTTAAGAGTAACACGTTCAGGGGAGTCAGTGATGCAATGCGCTGGACTGGTCAAGTCACAACAGCTCTGGGAAACGTGTTAGTAAACATGATGGTACATTCCCAGCTCATGAAGGACCACTCTAAATCAGTTAAACATTGTTTCATGCTAGGTGACGACAACCTAATGATATTTGACAAGCGAATTCAAACTAAAAAATTCACAGATGACAGTAGACTTAAATTCAATATGATAAGCACAGTTGAGCAAGACAACAACTATGGCACCTTCTTGCAGATGGTGCTTAGCCGAACACATCGTGGCACATACCAATTCGGTCCAGATTTTATCAGATTGAGGAACAGGTTTGAAGTGACCAATGGAGTGAGCAATGACGTGTCCACCCTGCTTTTGGAACGTGCGTCTAGTTACGTCAGCATGCTGGGGGATACAAGTGCTGGTCGTCACTGTAATAGTGAACTTGATCTGGGAATTGAGCTCGAATCATGGTACAATGAAGCAGATAACATCAAGGCACTATCACTCAAACACGAAATGAAGGTGGTGGAAGTGGAAGTTGAGCGCGATCTGCTAGTTAGTATGATCACTGCTCCCAAATTACATACTGCAACACTGACATCTTACACACATGAAAAACCAAGAAAAAGAGGAGGGGTCTTTAAAACAAACATCTGTACTTTAGGTGACTACCTCACTGTACCCAGGCACACAAGAGGTGATAAACCATACACAATACTCGAACCGGAGGAAGGGGTGACATGTGCTGATCATAATCAAGTGGTTAGCAGCATTAAAGCTAGTGATGTTTGGGGAAAATACGTGGACCTCCACGGTATACACAACAACAAAATAAGTGACCTGGGGGTCAAGATAGACACACCATCCAAACTCTCACAAGTGCTGATCGGTGGGTGGTTAAATGATGCCGACCCAAGATTGTTCAAGCGTGATGGAGATAACTACAGGCTTGGTAGTATTGTCTTCAAACTCGACGAAAAGAAAAAATTAGTCACAAAACAGCTGATCAACCAAGGTCTACCAGTGAGAATGGCAATTAGTGGTGACTTCTTATGTGTGGATCCCCATGGAGATATACCACAAAACAGCATTCAGACACCTGTTATGGAACACGAACTCAACATAAGTCAATTCAGTGAAGTCAAATCTACGCACGCCCTGAGTTGGCAAAACAACGGATTGGATGGTAAAGGCCCCGGATTGCAAGGTGTGACTTATATCTGTGTTCCTGCAGGTGCCGGCAAAGCTTTAATTTCAGCATGGTTCCCAGAATGTTACGACAGTTCATGGGCTATGAACTTGTCAGTTTGTGGAGACCCGACAGTGGGGAAGGTGGTGTTGTGTAGTGAACGACCTACAAATGTACCCTATTACAAACTCGCTCTGACATGCCCTCAGATCGACACTGGGCCACCAGAAACGCATGTCTGGTCAGAAGAGGATGCAGAAAGAATAATTAATGAAGCGGACCTAGACGTGAGTGAAAAATTCGATGATGTATTGGAGTTCGCACTTGCTGCCAGACAAATAATTGGTGGAAAGTTGCATGTTAAAACTCTCCGATGTGATTGCGGCAGGCAGACCGTTGTACCCACAACACCAGCTTATCAAATTATTCATGGTAGGGGTTGGTCAACATGTATTTGTGGACTAGAACCCTGTACAATTGACTATGATCGTGCCGCTGACGGAAGAGTCTATTCTGGCAGAATGGGTAAACTCAACCTCCAGCCATTCAGCCATAACGGTGTGATAGAGAACACCAGCGAACTTGCTAGGTTTAAACTGGTAGTCAACGGTCAATATGACGTGTTATATGAGCATATGAACCTACCAAATGGCCCATCCATTGGTGTTAATTTTTACAGCAACGGTGGCAGGACGTTGTTAGAGAGAGCTTGGCCAGATGTGTTTGTTACACACGGTCATGCTAGAACAGGTGTGGCAGACTGGTGGAATCTTGAATGGATAAGACAACAGGCCCTTGCTAATAAAAACGTGGTGATCTTGTACAGTGAAAACGGACCAGGTTCCATTGGTCCAGTTGGGTTGAATCACAAGTCAAAGAGGAGTTGGCAACCAGGTGTCAGTGAGGGAGGAGCTGAGCCACCAACGGGCACAATGACTTCTTTAAGTCTTCAAAAAAATGCTCATGATTGGGCCGCATCAATAGGGAGAAAACTCAACATGACATTCTCGACCTGTGCTTTGTGTGGCAGCAAGCAGAAACTTTGTGATGAATTACGTAGCACAGTGACTGGGTGGAAATGCCATGCATGTATGGTTGACATCGTAGTCGAAGTACACAACAACCAACCAAACCAAGAAAGCACAGGCATGGTCCGCATGATGTACCCCAACCCAGCGGTACAAACCTTACCCTACAACCATATAACCAACACAAGTGCAACAGACACACCGGATTACGGTAAACATAGTCCAGCGACAAGAGAAACCAATTCATGTACCCATAGTGAATATGCACAAACGGCAGTTATTAACGGTTATGAAGTCCACACTAGCCCCCAAGGTTGCATGCACAGGTGCAACTATGTTAAGAGTGGACTAAGGTGTGTGAAGGGGACAGCACCACATGGTATGAAAGAACACTTATCGGATCTAGATACTACACCATATTGGATACCAGAACTCAAAAAGAAGTTAATAAGTCTATCAAAGACGATTGGGGCAAACACTATCGTGTCTGTAGCAGGTCAAGCATGCAAGTCAAGAAATTACCAAATCATATGGGTGCACAATGACGTGGTTGAGATCCTCAAACGGAACTACTATGGAACTACAATTGGAATACCAGTTCGGGAGGGTCGAGAATTAGCTTCAGCAAGGCTGTTAGCCACTTACATACCAAATGTGACAGTGATACTAGCCAATGGGAGAGGGGAGCCACCAAAAACACTGGGTCACACCACTTGGATGGCACAACACAT